TTATCGTAAGTATAAGCCATTAAATTAAACCTTGTATAGTTAATGAATTATTATTTGTATCGTAGGTTATTTCAGTAATTTGCACCTGCCCTTGTGAAGTTGTAACATATTTGTCAATATCTAAAGTAGTAAGTAAATCACAATCCGCTGTAATTGATATAGTAACTTTGCGCGTTTTTACAGATGTTAAACGCGGGTCATCTATGTAAAATAGACGCTGGTAGGCGGTGTCATAGCTTTGACCGTTGCCTGCGACTATTGGATTTTCTTTAATATGCCATTTGTAGTTATATAATTTTTTACCATTAGACATTAAAATAACATCGGGTATTGCAACGCCTCTACTAAAATTAGCATTGGTTAAATCTTGACCTGCAATTAGCTTTAAATTTATAAGTTTAGGATATGTTAAAACGCCTTTAGTTATAAACATCGCAGCTGTATTTTCAGCATCTTGCGCCAATGGGTAAAACGTAGTATAAAATGGTTTATCAATTGGGTTAACATCAGGCGCCGCCCAATCATCGCGAAATTGAGCAGCACCATAAAGTAATTTTTTACTAAATAATCCTGACTGCTGCGGATTGTTTGAAGCATTCCAATCTATAACGCGATTAACCCATTTATTTCTAACTTCATCGCCTGAATTATCAACACCATCTAAACTATATTCATATTCTGCATAACTTGCGGGGCGTTCGGGTAATGATTCATAACAAATAGATAATAATTGGTTAGGCTGCAAATTATCAGTATTAAACCATTCAACGCCTGCAAAATAATCTTTGCGCTCAATCTGTAATACACCATTTACAACGCGCCATTCTATATTAAGCTGTTTTAGTTGGTCTAAAAATTGAATGCCATTTAAGTTTGGCTTATTGTCTAAATTATAAATACTTTCACCTGCTCTATCCCAAGGATACGCACTTATACCCGGCACGTATGCAGCATCTAATCTAACTGTATCGTGATAATAACCGCCTACATCAAACAATGAAGATTGATAGCCTATTTGACAAAGTTTACATAAATTTTTAAATTGACTATCTAAAAATGGCGTAACATGTCTACGGCCACAACCTACTATTAAATTAGTTAAATCTTCAAAAACATTTTGACCATTACCACCTATAATATTACCTAATTGAAAAAATAATAAAATTGGCGCACCAACTATAAAAACAAATATGCCCAAAATCATTATAGCTTCTTGTATAGCTGCTGGCTTTGGGTCATTGCAATAATACATATATGGCGCAACTCTAAATTGGTCATAGCCGTTAGTATCTAAAGAAATAGAAACAGGATTAGGTATATTTAAACCCGTTGTATTATTAGTACTCCATGGAAAATGTTCTTTTAAACACCTTATAGCTAACGCATCAACACTATTATCTACTACGGTAACTTGCGCCTCACATGTCGGGAACGTACACCAACGAACAGAACCGCCCTCAATTTTGCCTGTAAATAATAAGCGGTCACTACCATCAGGATTTAAACAGCAAGTATCGTAAATCAATACTTCAATGCCTGCAATATTTGGATTAGGCGCGTTTATTATTTGCTGTTTGATATATTCGTAGGTATCACCAACTACTGTTAATTCAGGGGCAAAACTAAACGCAGAATCGCCTGCTTCATCTTTGCGGCGAAATACAAAACTTGCTGATTCAGTACCATTGAAGTTATCTAAGTCCTGAGGTATGCCATCAAAATAAATTAGTAAGCCGTTCATTTAAGTATTGAATATGTTAACGCCCCCAAAGATACACTAATAAACGCGTAAGTTGTTATTTTCCACACTTTTTTAAGACGTGTTTGTTTTTTCAATTGCTTTGCATAGTCATTGCAGATAATATTACCGCGTTCATAACTTTGAATCATTTCATCTTTAATTCTAAGCATGTCACTTTGCATATTATAATTATCATTTAGCGTTTTTTTAAGCCTTTCTGACTGATATAATAGACTATCACAATCAACAGCCCTATTAACACATTCGCCGTATGCAATTTTATAAGCATCTAAACTATCAAAACGCGCAGCTATATATTCAGCATAGTCGCGGCTAATTAAAAAACCGTTATCTACCTTTGTAATCTGACATGAGGCGGCCAATGAGCAAAGTGTCAGAAGCATTATCGTAATTAACAATCGGTACTTTAATAATCTTAATTCTGGATAGGTCATATCTAAACTGTTTTATTTGTTTGTCTAATGTAGTCTGCATCGTGTCTATATGCGCTTGCAAGCTATCTGATTTTGTCACAAATTTAGCATATATTTGTGACAAACTGTCACGGGTTTGTTGTTCATTTTTCTGTATCTGTTTGTGTAATTTATTTGAGTTATCGATAAAAATATAAAGCAATACAGATACTAAAATGATAACAGTTATAATTAAGTATTTCATTTCTTTACTAAGTTTAAAGCGATGGCAACCGCCTGTTCTTGCGGTTTACCTTCAGCTATCAAAGTTCTAATGTTTCTTTGAATACATTTGTTATCGCCGGGTAAGCATTTGATTAGTGGCATAGCATTATAATGTTTAAATGTTTATACAAAATTATGTTATTTTGACCAATTACGCGAGAAGTTTTTGCGGGCCTGTCTTTGTTCTACAATTCTAAATATACCGTTAGCATTCGCGCTAACTGTTGTTTTAGGCATGTACTTTGGCAGTTCGGTTAAAACATTTTCAATACGTTCTAATCTGTTTTCTAAGCCGCCGTATGTTTGCGCCACGTTTACAAATATAGACTTTTGACCTAACTCATTACTAAGTGAAACATTATCGCCAAATGCACCTAAAGCATTTTTAATGCCGCCCTGCTGATATGCTTTAGAAAATGTATTAAGTACATCCGCTGGTATTCTGTTATTGTGTACCGCGCTAAGTACATCCCAATACTTATTATTTGTATCGGTTGTAATTACGCGTTCACCTTCGTTAAGCATCGCTGGTATTGTGTCGCGCCCTGCTTTATTGTTGCCGCGTTCTAAGTATTCAACACCCTGATAAAACGCGTTACCAGCGGCTACACGCGCCTGTGCTAAGCCTGCAACTAATGAAGCTAATGTTGCCGCAATAGTAAATGCAGATGCAACACCACCACCTTCAGCAGCCGCCTTCGATATAGCTATTGCCGCGTTAATTGCTACTTGAACTTGACCTAATATTTTTTCACGTTCAACAGCTTTAGCCCGTTCATTTTCTAAATTTTCTAAACGTTCTTTTTCTATTTCTAATTGGCGGGCGTTATAATCTTAACTATTAGCGCGAATTTCATCTAATGCTGATTTGCTTTTATCTATTGCTTTGTCAAGTCCACCAATGTAGGCTTGCACCTGCGCGTTAAGAACTGAAAAAACAGAATCGGAAACGCCTGTAATTAACGAAGCTGTTTGTTCTATTAGTTCTTTTTGCTTATCGGTTAAGCCTTTAAGTTTTTCAGTAGTATCTGTTGATGTATCATCAATATTTATTAAAGTTTTATTCAGTTCTTCATATTTTAGTTCTAAGTCTGATATTTGTTTATTTAAAGATGCAAGTTCTGCTGGTTCAGCACCTGAAGCATCACGTAACTTTTTTAAAAATTCTATTCTTATTTTTAAAATTTCTTGATTTGTTTTCGCTTCTAATATTTTTCTTTTTTCTGTATATTCTTTATCTATCTTTTGTTGTAATTCACTATCTCCATAAGCCATCATCAATTTTTGATTACGTTCTTTTTCAAGTTCTAATAATTGTAAGTTCAAATCAGCTTCAGCATTGTTAACTCTATAATCAGATGCTTCATCAATGCCTTTTTTGTAGTTTTCTAAATCTTTTTCATAAGATTCTATCATATCTTGAATTGCTTTAAGCTGTTCATCTCTTACTTTTTGTATTGATTCAATACGTCTTTGGTCAGAATCTTCGCGCTTCTTTGTGTTTTCTTGATATAATAATTCTAAATCAAGCCAATCCATGCCTAATTCTTTAGCATATTTTTTATAAGCATCTTCTAATATATTGATAGCATTTAATTCAGTTAAATTTCTTTCAACTGTACCCTCTTCAGTTAAGTTAATTCTAAATTCATTTAGTTTTTCAATATCTTTTAGTTCATCTTGAATTTGTTTTAACCTATCTGATTTTTTCTTGTCTTCAGCGCGTTTAATTATATCAGCTATTTTTTTATTTTTTTCTTTTTCAGCAAGTTCAAGTTTTAAATTTTGTTCTTCAACACTTTCTAATGCTGTTTGAAAATTTCTTTCTAAAGCTAAATTTATTCTATCTCTTTCAAGTCTTGCAGAATCGGCGCCTGTTCTATTATATTCTTCTTCAGCTTTTGCACGTTCAACAAATAGTTTTTTATCTTCTGCTCTTAATTCATCACCGATTTTATTTGCATTTCTAATTATTCTTTTTCTTTCTAATTCATAAGATTCTTCAGCTGCTTGTATTGTATCGCCTAATATTCTTATTTTTGTTTCTTTTACAGAATCTTCAATTTCTATTTGTCTTTTTAACCTGTCTTCTTCAATTTTTATAATTTCATTTTTTGATTCTTCATAAATTTTTACTAATTCTTGACGCTTTTGTTTTTGTTCTTCACTTAATTTTCCATATTCATTTTCAATATTTTGTAATTTTCTTAATTCAAGTTCTATAAGCGGAATTTTTTCAGCATAAGTTAATGTATTATCTTTTAATTTTTCCATATTTTCAGCTGACTTATCAGTTCCCGCAGCTAAAGAACTTAAAAATTCTATTATCGGACCAGCTAAAGTTAAAATAATACCAAATGGTATAGCCGATGTTAAAGCCCTAAACGCAAAACCTAATGTACCAACAACGCGGCGCATTTGACTTATTTGGCGTGTGCCTGCTATAAGTTGTTGCCCTAAACTTCTTTGTTGTGTAACGGCCTGACCTGTGTTAACGGCAAGTTGTTTATTAGTTTTATTTATTTCATTAGTTACTGCTACCCCTGTTTTAGTTTCTTTATTTAACTTTGATTGCGTTTTAACTAAAGTATCACGTTTCTGATTTAGCTGTTCAACTCCTTTAGCCTCTGTACTTAAAACGTTAACTAAATTGCTTTGTGCTGATTCTAATTCATCAGCAACATCAACGCCCTGCTCCATTGCGCTGTTAAGTTCATCAATAGATTGAATAGCTGAATTGATTTCAGTCTGGAATTGTGAACCGTTAAATTCTAAACTATAAACGTCTTTAATTTCTGCCATTACTTTTTGTTTATTTTTTTATTAGCCTGTTCGGCCCTATCATTGTCTTTTAATATCTGTTCTAATGCCGCGTAATAATCACGTATAACCCAAAACCTAACATTTGCCATTTGCACCGGGTCGCCCTTTGTTATAATATAATCGTTTTCGCGGTTTTGTTCTTTCAGTTTTTGTATAGCGTGTTGATATGTTTGCGGTTTCTTTTTTGCTTTAACGTTAGGTTCAATCTTGTTTAGCCGTGGAAAATTTAATCTTTTAAAGCGCTCGAACCTTTCAAAATTTGTTCTATACTGTTCAAAAAAAAAGCGCGCAGTTCATCATCTTTTTTAATTGCATCCATTTTGCGCTGCTGTGTTTCGCTATTTATTATGTATGGGTTTTCATTGTCAATAAAAAAAAAATATAAACCAGCTTCTAATAATAGGTCGTCAATCTTTACATTTTTAAGCCTATACAGAATATCATTCAATTGGTCTTTAGACTTTGTGTGAAATTCTTTTAGCTTATCGCGGGTCATATTTTGCCACGGCATATCCTCAACCGTTTCTAACATGCCGTTTAGTTTTTCAACTACTTCTGTTTTGTTAATACCAAAATCAATAGCGGTCATTGCTTCTTCAATTCTTTGCGCACGTTCACGCGTTAAGTTTGCAGGATTCTTTAAAATGTAAAAGTTATTACCAGCGCGGTCTGTAAATACTCTTGTCAATTCTATACGCTGCTTTGTAGTTTCGGGAATGTAGGTTTTAAGCCACTTCTGGTAATTACTTTCGTTTTGTTCAGCCCTGTTTCGTTTTCTAAAAATCATGTGTATTTAATTTGGTTGTAAAGTTAGCGCAAAAAAAGATAAAATATTTTATAAAATTTTTATAAAATTATTTGCAGTTATGAAAATAAGGTGTAATTTTGTATCAACATACAACGAAAGGGAATTATTAACACACAAAAAACTTCAAGATTATGACAACTTCAACTTTATCTACTGAAACTTACTTTGATGGTATCGCTAACATTACAACTTATTCTTTCTTTATTATATCTACTGAAACAAAAGTTCCAATCGGAGAATATCAAATTTGGGTTGAAGAATGCGATGGCGAAGTTTGTGTAAAATATGTTTTTGATACTTATGTTTCTAAAGAAAAATTTTTCTCTGATGAATTGGATGCACACATGTACGCTATGTCACTTGTAAAAAAATTCAAAGCAAAATACAACTAACTTATCAAAGGTTTTCGGTCAACCTACAAAACCGAACCTTTTAACACTTAAAACTTCACATTATGAAAACACTACTTTTTATTTTACTATTTAGCGCCGCAGCATACGCGCAAACAGATACTATGTACTGCATTCAGATACTTAGCACTCGACACCCTGAATTTATACGCGCTGAACATTTAGCGATGTGTACATTAGAACAAGCGCAAGTAGAACAAACAGATAGCCTATACAGGATTATGTTTGTTTACAACACACTTGAAGAAGCTGAAATAATGCTAACCACGTGGAAGCGCGCACACAAAGACGCGTTTATCTGCCGCCGTACATCACAACAAGTTTTAAACTTTTATCAATTTTATACTTATGATTAAGCACGTAAGCATTAAGCAAAACAACCACCGTAACAAAAGCGGCATATTACAAAAATTCTTATCGGAAGCGCAAAAGTATAAGCCGTTAACATTTGAACAGGAACGAACGGCCACGCGTGAACAGCTGATAAATCATAATATGTTATTTGCTGCATCAATAGCCTTTAGATATGATAACGCGCAAATCGATATAATGGATTTAGTAAGCGAGGCCATGTTAGGTTTAATTAAAGCCTCCGATACATTTAATCCAGCGTTTGAAAATAAATTTATCAGCTATGCGCTATTTCACATTCAGCAGCATATCAAAGAATTTATTGATACTAAGAAAAATGTTGTTAGATACCCGCACAGGCTGCAACAAATTAAATACGCTATTGCCAATATTCAAGAACCTGACACCGAAGCGCTGGCAAAACGTTTTAACGTTAAAGAACGCGTTGTAAAATCAGCGCAATGTATAGCAGGCTTTGTTAGCTTAGATGAAACAAATGAAGATGGCGACAAAATATATCAGGTTGCATCAGATGACCTATGTGATAAGCATGTTTTAAAGTTAGAACAAAATGAACTTTACAAAGATGTTACCCGGTGTTTAACTGCTAAAGAATTAGAAGTTTTAAGGTATAGATACTTTGATTCGTTCCCTCAAGAACTTACACAGGTTAGCCAAAAAATGAATATCAGCCGTGAACGAGTTAGGCAAATTCAAGAACAGGCGTTAAAAAAAATACGAAATAAATATGCAAACGGAATCTAAATGGATACGCGAACTAATATTAAGCGGTCAAACTGATAATATTGAATTGGGTTTAATCCTGAATGATTCTTTTAACTGTTTTCCGTTAACACGTAAGTTTTACAGAAAACATAAGCGTTTTAAATTTTGGCATCCACCTCGGCACTATTCTGTTTTAGAATCAGAATCGCGTTATTATTCATGGGTTGCTTTATTGAATAATGAACTTAAAACGCATAAGGCTTACTTTTGGTTAGACTTTAAAGAACCAAAGTATAAAACGCCGTGGCAACATTGGCAGCTGCATATTACTAATTATTTCAAATGGCCTTATAATGGTCCAATGTTTACAGGCGGCGGCCATCCTTATACTACTATGTTTGCACGTTGGCGTAATTAGCACCTTATTTTAGTTTAACGGCTTAAAGTAACATAACTATTTATACTACTATGTTCACAAAATACTAATGTTCATTTTCCGTGAACGTTAATACATCTTACCGTTAGCTAAAAACTTATCAGCCCAAACATTAACTTGTTCTACGTAAAAATCGCCATTGTCATTTATATTGACGATGGCGAAACCATTTGCCCACAATTGGCGCTGGAATCGCGGCATATATGAAAAGCCTTTAGACTTTATATCATATAAACCGCCAATATTAAACGCGGCCCTATTGCCTGAATGATAGCATTGTACGCGGTGCGTATGGCCAAACATAACACTATGTTGAGTTTTATCTAAGTGCGCCTTTGCTGCGTGAATAGATGTGTAAACGCCGTGAACTATATCTAAGTGTTTGCCTAACGTGAAAAAATCACTTTGCCAATCTGTTTTAACTTCCCATCCACGTTCATACAGGTATAGCGCATCAGTAGGATTTATTAAAGCGCCGCCGTATTTAGCATTATCTTTTTCTTTGATATGCCTAAAGTATCGGTCTTCATGGTTGCCAAATAGAAAATACTTCTTTGCGCCTTTGAACGCGCTGTTAATATCATCAATGCCCTGCAATCCATCAATATATTCATCTTGTAATGTAAGGCCCGATAAGTTAGCTAATGATTCAGCATTATAACTGCCTAAGGTATAAAGGTCTAAATAATCACCCGCTAAAACAATGCCGTGTAAATTAGTGCCGAGTTCAGATATTAGCCTTAATAGTTTTTGCCATAGTATCTGATTATGAAACGGTCTGTGAACATCTGAAACAACTAACCAGCGCTGCAAACTTTTGTTTTGTCGGCGCTTTTCATTTATTATGTTTTTCCAATATTCTACTTCTTCATTAGAATAAACTTTAATTTTAGGGCGGTAAATCATGGGGTTATAATTTTATATCTTGACAAAACGTGTTAAGTAAGTATCTAAGATTATCAAGTAAGTCGGCCTGCCTTTCTTCACCTTTGCCTTTAATTATGCGCCTGCTGTTATCAGATTTGATGCGCAAACAATCCATACGTAAACCCGGGCATTTATCTTCATAGATTTGAAAGTCTGGGCACATGCTTATAATAGTATTTGTTTGAACGTAACTTTCAGCATGCAGCGGATTAGCTTTAGGCACAACAAAGAACCGCGCGGGTAATTGCAATTCTTCTTGTATTATTTCGTAGTATGTTTTAGATACGCGCTGCCTACCATCGGAACGGTCACCACTTGCATCACCTGTTATCAATAGCGGAATAGTACAGGGATAAATAGCAGTATCAGACCAACGACCGATTTTCTTATTTGTTTCTGAAAATATCCATTCGCGAAATGCTTGGCATGTATCATAGATTGATGCTTCACCGCGTTCTTCACTACCTATCTTAAATTCCTTAACTATGTGCACGCCATATCGATAACGTGAACGTGCAGACACATCAGGCGCCAATGTAGTTTTGCGCATAACGGCGGCGGTCATTGGTATTTTGTTAAAGTCAAACGAAACGTAAATCTGTTCCGTTTCCCAATTGATTTTCTTTGAAGGCTGAAATACTTTTTGTTGTATGCTTTTATCCTTTAGAACATAAACCCATGCTTCACCTGAATAGTCAACAAATACAGATTTGTATTCTTGTTCAAATGTTAAGCGGTCAAGGTCACGGCTGGCATCGGCTACTTCATCGGGGTCAATGTTTGGGTTATCGGTTGTTTCCATCCTAAAGGTTATCCAACTTTCAGAACCGTTTTCGCTTTGTGGTAAATCTATGTCATTATAGCAATTCTTTTCTACGTTGCCAGCCTTAGCGCCGTTTCTACATAGTTCATACCAATAGTTATCTTTACCCGCTGCTGTCCCAATAAAAAACGCCTCACCTTTGTAATCAGTTAAGGTAGGGCGTGCAACTGTTTTCCAATGATATTCTAAAATGTGTGAAGGTATCTTTTGCGTTTCTTCATAAATTACGCGGTGATATTTACGCCCGCGCCCTTTGTCCTTTCGCCCTTCATCGCCAATGGACCAGACTTCTAAAACGCCGCCGTTTAGAAATTGCATTATTTTAGAAGTTTCATCTTTGTGTTTAATGATGCCGCCTTCACCAATTGTTTTATAAGTATCTACTATCTTATTCCAGCTTTGCGCAAAATCTTTGAAGTCATCGACAAATATACCTACGAACTTACCTTCAAATACTGCTGGTGATATTAGCGGCAATGCAACCGATGTTATAAGTTCAGTTTTGCCGAACCTACGTGCGCAAACAATACAGTTAAACCTGCGCTTATTATATAAGATTCGTTTTTGCCCTGTGTGCGGCTTAAACAGTTGTATGTTTATGTTACGCGGCACTACTTAGCTTCAGGTGGATACTGAATATTTATGTTAATGTTTTTATCATCTTGCGTTTCGCCCTTCGGTTCTATTATGCCATAGTTAAACCCTAACAATAGTTTAGTAATTGCAGGATTTGATTTACCATCTAAACCCCTTACTACTTTGTTTGTTAGTATTTTATGTTTCGCGCGCGCTATAAATACCGAAAATTCAGGCCTTTCGGCGTAATTCAAAAGCGTATCAGCATCACAATCTAAAAAATCAGCTAAACCATAGATAGTATATGGTATTGGGTCTGGCAAATCAATTACTTCATAATAGTCACGTGTTTTTACAACTTCTTTTTTT